GGTATCCACTCCGTTTGTGACTAGCTTTTGATGCAGCCCTAGTGCGTAGCTGGTGTATTCCTCAAACCCTTGTTGCCCGAACCACTGGTTTTTTGCCTGCCAGCGCAGAGTCTTTTCGTCGGGCTCAACCCGTGAAGGTTGGGCTTGGGGCGTTTGTACCTCAAATTTTTCTTCCTGTAAAGGGGCAGGACGATAATTTTTTGTTTGTTCAACTTTAATCTTCGCGTCCATCACCTCTTCTTGAGCGGCAATGATTGCGTCGGTGTCGTAGGACTCTTGTGCTTCCTTGAGTTTGCGACGCGCCATAGCCAGTTCTGCCTCGGCTTTTGACTTCGCACCTTCAATGATGGCTTCTTGTCCTGTGTAGACGTTTTGTTTGAGGCGTTTGTTCTCCTCAATCAACTGCTGTGCTAGACGCTCCAGCTCTTGTTTCTCACGCATCGTGGCTTCTTTGACACGGCGCTCGTCATGACGGGCGTGAGTCAGCTCTTTAATACGTGTCTTGACCTTGTCAGAGTAAGTCTCGATTTCTTCGTCTGTGGGATCGGCAACTTCCTTGTCCAAAGGCTTGCGGCCTCTGTCTTGCGGAGGGGTGTCGTCCTCGATTTCAATCGCTACTTCCCCACCGTCATCAATCTCAATTTCAATTTCAGGGGGGTTCTTATCTTCAATTTCATCTGGGAACTTGTATGGTTCAGCCATTTTCTTCCTTTCAAGCGCGGGTCAAACCGCGAGGGTCTAGCACAACAGCATCAACTTGGTCGTCGTTGATGAGACGGAACTCCTTGCCAAAGATCTTGAATCTTGTGCCGGAGTATGTGCGGACAAGCACGAAGTCGCCTTCTTTACACCATGCTCCGTTGGGGAACTTGGCGGTGTCTTTGTACGCATCGGGGCCTACGCGCAATACAAACAACACCGTGGTGGCGTGCTCTTCTTGGCGCAGTGTGGCGGTATCTCTCACGAGATCCAGTGTTGTTCCTGCAATCTTTGCTTCAACTTCAGGCACGACACAGAGCAACTTCCAACCTGTTGGGGTGGGCAGTGCACCTGCTTTTGTCTCGTTGTCATCTTCTTCCTCTGGTTTATCCATTGGTTGAATATGTGGCGGCAACGAAATACCGGGAGGCAGAATGAGTTCACTCATTTGATTTTTCGACTTTCTCAAGCAGGTCAAGTAGATAACGCTCTGCGAGAGCTAGACCCGAAATAATCCCGCAGAGTTTTTGGTATTCCTCAAAGGAACGACACGCACCCCCAGCCAAGTCGTCGGCGTAGTTGTTCATGTCAGTACGTATTTTGTCGCGCAATACGTGTGCGAAGTCTTGGATCATTTAGTTGGTTTGCCTTTCTGTCGATTTTGAGTTGCGTGCTGCATTGCTGTAGTACGCGCCTGCAAGTCCATTTGCTTCTGGTTTTTTGCGATCTCGGCTCCAAGCTGGACACCGGCTCGCTCTTGCTCGAACTGTTGTTTGGCTTTGCTTTCGTTGATTTGTGCACCAACGCGCAGTGATTCCAATTCCAACTGACCTTTGACTTTTTCTTTGTCCAGCTCCAGCTTGTCTGCTGCGGCGGCGGCATCGGTAGCAATCTTCTGCGCTTTGAGTTGAACTTCCTGCGCTCTAATTTGCAACTCTTGCTGCTGCATTTGGATAACTGGGTCCTGCATCTGCTGCTGGGCTTGTGCTTGTGCAGCCTGTGCCTGATCTTGCTGGAGCACTTGTTGTGCAGCCTGCGCCATCATGCCGGACAAAGCGATCTCGATTTCTGGTGGCAACTTTGTGTCTTCTGGAGGAAGCGGCATTCCAAGCTGCTGCTCGATCTTCTGACGCATCTGATAGCCAACGTGCTCTGCAATGTGGGCAGTAATCGCGCCCATGATTTTGGGAGCTTGTGGGTTTTGCCCAATGAACTGCTGGATCATTGGGTCTTGCAACAGCATCATGTGCACTTGAATGTGCGCAGTGTGATCCTGATGGATAAACGCCTTCATGGGTTTGCCAGTTAATGCGTTTTGGTTTTCTTGCACTGGGTCGATAGGTTTCATATCGTCCTCAATGGGTACCAGTTTCTCCGCGTTCTTGATGCCCAACACGTTGAGCATGCCACGGTGCAACTCTGGCAAGTTGTAAATGTCCGGAGCCATCTGCGCCATCTGGATCACAGCTTGGTACTGGATCACGCGTTGGCTCATAGTGGCTGCGTTTGGATCTGACACGGGGATCACGTCCACCTTGTCGTAGTCGGCTTTCTTCGCTTTGCGGCTGCCGTACTCAGGGTCGTATGTGTAGTCTTCGTCGGTGTAGTCGCGGATGATGTCCTTGAGCAACTTCAACTCTTGCTTCAAAGCAAAGTGCACACGGGCCTGAACAGCCGTCATCACCTTGAGCTGGCGCTCAAGCAACGCAAGCGTGGTTCCCACAGGAGCCTGCGCAGACATGTCAGACACCTTCATGTCAGCAGTCGCGGCAAAGCGACGGCCTTCATCAACGATGGTCTGCATCAAGTTGAACAGCGTAGCGCTTGGCTCCTTGTAGGGCAGAGGCAGGATGCTGTCGCGGATGTTGCCGGACGCTACGTCTACGTCGCGCCATTCTCCCGGGGCAATCGGCGTGTCATCACCTTTAATCCGAAGCCCTCTGGATTTGAGACCACCGGGAAGATTAGATAACGTTCCTGCGTCAACCAGTTGACGCATAAGGCTTGTGGCTGACTTGGCAAAACCGCCGATAAGGTGGAAGAGTCCAAAACCATAAGCTCCGAATCCGGGGATATATTGGTAGTGTACAAAGTGTTGGCGCTTGAGTCTGAGCTCATCGTCTTCCTTCCAGTTGCGGCGAATGGACAGAATGTCATTTGTGCCCTTAATGATGGTTACAACGTACGGCAACATGATGCCGGTCTCTTCACCATCCTCAGTCATGTCCTCGTAACCGTCGAGGTTCAAGTCCACGTGGCACTCATAGATGGTGTAGCGGTCGTCGTTCAGGTCGTTGAAACCTGTCTCTTTGTCCTTGGCTTTCTGAATGTCTGTGCGATCCTTGGGCGCATCAGGCAAGTCGATGTCGAGATAGAACCCAGCTTGCTGAAGCTTGATGATCTCGTTCCTTGTCTTACGCATGACGTGTGTGACGCGGTGGCAAGTGTCCAGATCTGTCGCGCCGTAAGGCAGCAACATGTCTTCTGCTGGGATGAACATGGACACTTGACGGCCAAGCGACGGGTCGTAGTAGACCTTCTTGAAAGCTGAACCCGTAGCAGGCAGCGACCAGAGCATGCGCTCATGCTCAGCCCGGTACTCGACCATGTTCTCGGTCAGCTCGTAGTTCATGTCATCCTCGACATTGACCGCGATCTCTTTGTTCTCAGGAGTTTCTTTACCCAAGATCTTTGTACGCACAGGGCCCTGTGCAGGGAACGTCTCAGTGATTGTCTCGGCTTGGAAGCGAACAACAGCCTCAGTAATCATCGGATGGAACACACCACACGCGCCTTGCCATGGCTCCGTGCGCTCCTCAATCTGCAGGCCCAAAAGCTTCAGACCATCAACGTAAGTCTTCTCCCACTCTTTGCGTGAGCCCTTGTCGTTGTCAATGTCCGACACCAAGTCGCCAGCCAGCGACTGCAAGGCACCATCGTCTATGTACTCGGCCAAGTTGTCACTGAAGCCTTCTTCCTCTGGCGCTTCTTTGCCAATCTGAAGCTCCATGCCGTCTAGACCAATCGTGACTTCTTCGGGATCAACGATTTCAATCTCAATGGGGGATTCGTCTTGCGCCAGCTCTTCGATGCCAACCGGTTGTTGGAAAAGCGCTTTGTCGATGTTCGTTGCCATGTGTGTTCCTAGTAGTATTCGTACTTCTTACGGCGGAAGAATTGAGGTTCGTCTTGCTCGTCCGTATCCAAAGAAATAAAGCCGCCTTGCCTGAAGCGCAGCAGCGCCTGTGTTGTCGTATCCACGAAGTCGTCGTGCTCGCCCACAGGGAAAGCCGCCATCTCTTCAATTACCTCGCGTGCCCAGCGGGTGTCCGGTGCCCAGACTTTACCACTGCTGAATAAATCCGCAACTGCATTGACACGAACCATCTTGTCGTTGCCACGGCTGGGGGAGAACTCTTGCACAGGTATGCCCATGTTGCGCAACTCTTGGATCAACGGCGCTCCCGCCGCTTTCTTCTCAACAATGAAAGCATCAGGCTCCCACTCTTTGTAGTGCTTGAGGGCGACGGTTTTTAACTCGGGAAACGCCATCCTGTCTTTGAAGGCGTCGAGCAAGATGAGCTGGGGCGTATCGTTTTCTTCTTCGTTGTAGAAAATTCCCCACGTTGTGCAGGCGCTGTAGTCGGAATTGTTCTTCGTCTCAAAGGCTGTGTCCCATGACTGGATGATGTATTCACACGTTGGCGGCTCGTCGCCCTCCCAGATCCGCCACATCTTACGGCTCACGATGGCAGAGTTCTCGGAAGTTGGCTGCTGCATGTACTGCGCGTTCCAATACCGGGGGTCAAGCGAAGCTTTTGTAGCTTTCAAAGAAGCCAGCGGCCACTGCTCTGGCCAAAGCGACTTCTCTTCCTCTGTGTCTTCGTGCAGGATGGCTGGCAGCTCCACAATCTCCCACGGCACCGCCTCTGGATTCCTCGCTTGGTACTCAACCAAGCGCCCCGTCAGGTCCAAGAGCGACCACCGCGTCATAATGACTATGATCGCCCCGCCCGGCATCAGACGTTGTAGCGGGCCCGTCTGGAACCACGACCATGCGGTATCAAAAGCCAGTCGACTATTTGACTTAACGTCTTGTTCCGAATGAGGATCATCAATAACGAACAGGTCAGCACCGCGACCAGCAAGAGCGCCGCCGACACCAGCAGCATAATACTGACCACCAGCACTTGTAGACCACTTACCAGCAGCCTTTTGGTCGTCCGCCACCAACGTTTGAGGGAAAACTTCACGATATTCCTCCGAGTCGATCAAGTTACGCACGCGCCGACCGAAGTCCTCCGACAGACCCGCAGTGTGCGTGCCCATGATGATCTTCTTGTTGGGGTATTTGCCTAAAAAATAGGCAGGAAACAGGTAAGAGCTGAACTCAGACTTACCCATACGTGGCGCGATGTTGATAATGACCCGTTTTTTCTTGCCTTCCACAACGTCTGTGAAGATTTTAGCAAGCTTGCGGTGGTGCGGTCCGATCTTAAATCCGGGGTAGACCGCTTGGGCAAAGCCCAACATGTTTGTTTTAGCAGCGGACAAGCGAGCGCGGCGCTCGCGCACTTCTAAATCGTCCAGCAATTCAATCTTGTCGTGAAGACTCATGTGCGGAAGCGCCTTCTGTACCGCTTCCAGTTCAACTTTGCTCAGTGTTGTGAACTTATTGAGGTCCATCTTCACTTTCTTCGGGGGCAGGTTCTTCTTTCTCAGCTACATCGACCACGTCGATGACGCCCATGAACTTGGCTAGCTTGTCCTTGATGCGCTGCTCAACTTCAGCGTCGGACATCTCAACCTTCTTGACCTCGATTTGCTCAGTGAACAGCCCCACTTCTGTGACTTTGCCCAGTGCAATCAAAGCTTTGAGACGTACGTTGGCGTTGGGAGACTTTGTCTCCTCCAGTATTTTTGCAACTGTGTAGCCGCGCAGCTGCTGCGCCATTTCAATGAACTGCCAGTCGTATGCAGCCAACATGCCCGTCAGGTGGCGTACTGCCGCTGGGGTCTTGAGTTCTGCAAGACTGGCTTTTTGTTCAGTGGTGTCGGCGTTTGTGGTAACCGCGTTAAACGCTTTTCGCGCTGCTTGCGTCTGTTGCTGGTTCGCAACAGTCTTGTCATCGTCTACACCTAACTCAGCTAACCACTGCTCTGTAGCAACTTGCGCCGACAGAACATCACTGGGCGACGCGTCGTCCAGTTTTACAAAACCATCCCGAGAGGTGACCTCAGGTTCAAAATGCACCAAGTGATCTAACATGCGCAGGAGTCCTTTTCGGTTGCATCCTCGTTGGCGGGAGTGTACACTCCTTTTCGGCACTGGTGCAACACTTTGTTCATCATTGCTTCTCCTTGAGGTGAGTTTGCATTGCCTCTTCGCCCCGGCTTAATCCTCCGGGGCTTTTTTTTGCCACGAGGTTTTTCCAAATTTTTATAAAATTTTTTGGGGGTGCTGTGTTTTTGTACAGTATTGTGATTCCGGATTTTTTAAAATTTGATTTGCGGTTACGAAACAGTGTTCACGCCACATGGAGCAGGCCACGCCAAAACGGGGTGGTGGGGGATGGGTGGGGTTGAGCTCACAGCCAAAAGGGAGATTGTCAAGGGTTTTCAGAAACGCATTGTGGTATACTAGATGCATCGGTTGGGGATTGCCTAGCCGAGAGGTTGCCTCGCCCGTCTGCGAGGCTTTTTTCTTTTGGAGATATTTATCATGACTAAGTCATTCAATCGTGTTGCCGTGTTTGCTGTGTTCAATGATGCGGACAAATCGTCCGCCAGTTTTGCCGTGAGGCTGATGGAGTTGGGCATCGCCTCTCGTGCTGAGGCTAAGCCCTTTGCGATGGAGTGGGCGGCCAAGAAACATGGCGAGGCTATCAAGCAGGGGCAACGTGGTGCGACGTTTGCCAAGCGTGACTCAGCGGCTGAGCGTGCGATGAACCGAGTGTTGGAAGTGTGCTACCCCAAAGCTGACGCACCCAAGCCCAAGACTCCCAAAGCTACTGCCAACAAGACTGACCCAGTCGAGGCATTGTTCAAGAAGTGGAAAGCCTTGAGCGCAAGTGAGAAGCGTCGCTTCACAACAATGCAACTCAAAGCCTGATGCGGACAACTTGTCCGTGAGTTTTTTCCGTAAGGTCAGCGGGCGAGGTCTGCCCGCTGTTTCATTTCTTGTCAATCGGAGTACAGCATGAAACCCTCAGCAGTCTTATCACACATCGTCCTGTCCATCTCACTCGTAGCCTCCATCATCGGCGGCTTGTGGGGCATGAATGAACATGGCGTTGTTCCCCTATTCGCCTTGCTCACACTTGGCGGGTCATTCGTGCTCGGCACACAAATCATGTTAATCATCACAGGAGAATAATCATGAGCAAATCAAACAAGAACAAACACTACGCCCTCTCTCAAATGAAAGAGCTACGCCAACAATACGTGGAGATGGTCGAGCTTGGCAAGCGCAACCACAAAGCACTCATGGCGCACAAGGCAAAGCTACGTGAGCAACGTGCGCTCGAAGGCATGGACGAATGGGAATCCATCAAGCGCCAGTCCAAGCAACTCCGCCTCCTCTAACTCGCGGACAATCTGTCCGCATCCATCTCTCCACAACGTATTGTGGAGAAGTAGGGTAAAAGTGTTGTATTTTCGCACATACCCACCAGTTGACAAGACTGGACACCCTCATGGGCGTCTCGCAACCCGCATGGATATTAGCGTTCACAATGTCCACGTCCACAATACCTATATATATAAATACAATTTTCATTTAGATATATATATTTACATGAACGTGGGTGTGTCTTTTTATCTTTGTTTTCAA